CTGCCGACGATCAAAGTCGCGCTCGAGCAATGCGGTATGGCTGCAAAGGCGGCGGGCGTATCGTTCGAGGAGACGAATGCCGCGATACAGGTACTCGACAAAGCGGGCAAAAAGGGAGCCGAGGGCGGTGTCGCCCTGCGAAACGTCATGTCGATACTCGCCACCGGGCGCTTTCTGCCGAAAGACGTGCAGGAGGAGCTCACGGCGGCGGGTGTGGATATAAACGCACTCACGGACAAGTCGAAAACCCTCACGGAGCGGTTGCAGCCCCTCAAAACCGTGCTCGACGATACGGCTTTGTTTACGAAACTGTTCGGGCGTGAGAACAGCAACGCGGCAATGGCTCTGGTGCAGGGCATCGACGAGGTGAATCGTTACACGGACGTCATTTCCGGAACGAATACGGCATTCGAGCAGGCGGGGATCATCATGGAATCGTACAACGAGAAGAAAGCCCGGATACAAGCCCGGTTCGATGATTTCCGCATTTCGATATTCAACGCGACGGGAGATTTCGGCATTTGGGTCGAAACGGTCGCGGGTTCGCTCGTTCCGCTCTCGCAGCTTATGCCGCTTATTATGGGCGTCGGCAAGGCTATGACGCTGGTAAAGAGTATCAATTTCGCGGGTGTGTTCTCGTCTCTTTCGCGTGTGGTGACGGCAGCGCGTTACCAGTTGCTTTTCATGAACGCCGAACTCCGTACCGGGCAAATGGTATCTATCGGATTCCTCGGGAACATCACCCGGGCGACCGCCGCCGTCGTTCGTTTTGCAACGGTGGGGCTGCTCTCGGGTATAAAGGCTCTCGGGGCGTGGGTGCTCTCCCTTGTCACGGGCGGCACGGCGTCGGCGACGTTCGCGGGCATCGCTTCGGGAGCTTTTGCCACGTTCAAGGTCGCGGCGGTATCGGCGTGCCGGGCTGTGGGTATCGCTATTATGAACATCCCGATCATCGGCTGGATTGCCGCCGCAATCGCGGGACTTATCGCATTGGGCGTCTATTTTTGGAATACCTCGGCAAAGTTCCGTGCCGTGCTTAAAGGTCTCGGTGCCGCGTTTGTCGCCACGTTCAAGGGTATTTGGAATTTGGCAAAAAACGTGTTCGGGTCTATCGGCGACCTTATCAAAGCGGCGTTTTCGCTCGACGGTAAAGGGATCAAGGAGGCGATCAATCGGCTGAAAGGCGGGTTCTCGGAGTTCGGCAGCAGCGTCGGCAAGGCATTCAATGACGCTTACGAGGGTGAAATGGCACGCAGCAAGGCGGAGCAGGAAGCCAAGAAGAAAGCGGAGGCGGGCGACACGGACGATCCAGTCGTCGTCGCTCCGGATTCGGGCGGTGGGGCTATTTCGACAGGATTGGCGGGCATCGGCGGCAGTCCGGACAAGGCGGATAAAATCAAAAACATCAACGTCACGATCGAGAAGGTGATCGACAAGTTCGAGATACACACGACCAACATGCACGAGGACATCGGCAAGGTAAAGGAAATGGTCGCGGAGGCTCTGACCGGGGCGGTGAACGACGTAAACTATGCAATGTAATGAGCGGATTGTCCCCTATAAGTTTTGAGTTCGTGGCGGCGGGTGTCGCCCGTCGCGCTCGTGTTGCCCTTGCGCACCTTGTCCCCTCGCAGGTAAACAAGGAGGTTCCCTCGTGGAAAGGACACGACGGAACAATCGAGGGGGCAGAGGTCGCAACGCCGATCACCGACCGGACGTTTTGGGAGAGCCGTTACGTGCTCACGGAGCTGACCTTGTGCAAGGAAAACGGCGAAACGCTGGTCGTGAATGATGCGGTCGTCACCGTCACGCAGGAGAAACACATCGTCCGCACGACGCTCGTCGGTCTGAACGGTACGATCAAGGAGTACATCTGCAACGGCGACTATGACATCAGCATAAGTGTCGGTATTGTCGCAGTGGATTCCAACGGGCAGATCGTGGACGAATACCCGAAGGAGGGCATCCGCAAGATACGGGAGTTCTTGGACGAAAACAAGGCGGTCGATGTGACGAGCGTGTTCCTATCGATCTTCGGCATCGGGCGTATGGTCGTCACGCGGTTTTCACTCAAACAGGAAACGGCGTCGAATCGTCAGACGATCGAGGTGCGGGCACTCTCGGACGAGGATTATGTAATCAAGAGTACCGAATATTAAACGGCATTTGAAAAGCGGTTAAATAATGTTTAGGCTAACGGCAAAAATAGAGATCAGAAGCGCGAAAACGTGGGTTTTCGATAAGGTCGCTTCGGTGGAGATCACCCGCGACATCGAGACGCTCACGGACACGTGCGTTTTGCAGTTGCCTAAAAAAGTGAAATGGCAGGGTGAAAGTACGCTTCCGATCAAGCGCGGCGATGAGGTGACGGTATGGCTGGGGTACGACGGCGACCTGCAATTCGCTTTCCGAGGTTTCATAACGACTCTCGGGCTGAAAACCCCGACGACGATCACCTGCGAGGATTACATGTTCCGTCTCAAACAGCGAGAGGCGAAGAAGCTCACGTACAAGGACGCCACGATCGGGCAAATCCTCAAAGATCAAAAACTCGGCATCGGGTACAAGGTTTTCGGGGAGCAGTCGATCGGGCAGTACCGCGTTACGGCTGACACGTTGAGCGCACTTTTGGGACAGTTGAAAGATCACGCTGGGGTGCGGTCGTTTATCCGCATCGAGGACGACGAACCTGTGTTGTACTCGGGTGTGCTGTTCGAACGGGGCAAGAGTCCTAAACAGGTCTTTGCGACGGGTCTGAACCTTATCGACGACACGCAGCTCAAAGTACAGAATGCCGCCGACGTGAAAATCAAGGTCAAGGCGGTTTCGCTTATGCCGAACAACAAGAAAATCCGGGTCGAGGTGGGCGACACGGACGGGGAAACCCGGACGCTGCACACCTACAACAAGCAGGAGGCGGAGTTAAAGGCATGGGCGAAACAGGAACTCGAACGGCTGAAACGTGACGGTCTCGTAGGGTCGTTTACGACGTTTGGCGCGGAGCTGGTCGATAAGCTCGACAACGTGGGTATCAAGATCGACGGCGAGCGCAAAGGCGTCTATCAAGTACAGAAAAACGTAATAAAATACTCCCCGAGCGGTTTCCGACAGGAAATCACCCTCGGGGCGAGAGTGGCAGAATGACGATACAGGAAGCAATCCGGAAAATGGCGGCGGCAGGCACAGAACCGTACTGCAAGGTCTGCACGGTCGATGCGGTGGACGAGGACGCCCGCACGGTGGACTGCACCCCGCTCGACGAGGGTGCGCCGCTCGTGGGCGTGAACCTGCAAGCCAACCAAGAGTGCGGGGAGGGCGTCGTGCTGTTTCCTGCGGTCGGCAGCTACGTCGTCGTGTCGTTTCTCGGGGCATCGGTGGCGGTGGTCGTCCTTGCGGAGAAAGTCGATAAAATCGACCTCAAAATCGGAGACACCTCGGCGGAGATAATGGACGGGCAGGTCGATATTGCCGTCCGAGACACGACGGCAAAGATCAGTCCCGAGGGGGTTGTCATCAACGGCGGCGGTTTGGGCGGCATGGTAAAGATCGAGCAGCTCACGCAGAAGCTCAACGAGTTTATCTCGGCGTTCAACAGCCACACGCACGAGATTCCGACGGGTGTCGTTGCGGTGGCGGGCAGCGCAACGGCGCAGTCAAACCCCGCTCCGGTCATGGTTCCGGCAATCACGAGCCAACACCCGAGCGTCGCGGTATCGGACTACGAGGATGAAAAAGTGAAACATTGATCGAATGGTTGGAATGTTAATAGACCCGGACACGGGCGATTTGCAGGTCAAGGACGGCGCGCTGGCACTCGGTGACAATACCGAACAGGTTGCCGAATGCGTGCTTTTGGCAGCCCGGGGCGAGTTGAAAGAACACCCGCTCGTGGGTGCCGAGATTACCAAACTGGCAAACGGCAATGGCGATCCGCTTTGGAGCAACAACGCGAAACAGATGCTCCAAACGTGCGGGGTTCCGGTTTCGCGCGTTTCGATCGACGACAACCGCATAACGATAGAGTAATGAACAAGATAAAACCCCTCGACAGACAGAGCCTTATCGACGTCGCGCTGCAAACGAGCGGCAGCGTGGAAGGTGCCCTCGGCATGTCGATCAAAAACGACATCCCGGTATCGGGCGAGCTTGCCCCGGACGTGGAGCTCGAGACCGCCCCGGTGGTCGATAAACTGGTTCTCGGGCGTTACGAGGCGCGGGGCGTCCGCCCGGCGACCGACATTTCGGCGGAGGACTTGGCGTGTGTGCCCTACGGGGGTATCGGTTTTATGGGAATTGAAATTGATTTTATAGTGAGCTAATGGCGAGGACTATTGCAGAGATAAAAGACGGCATCGCCGGGGATTTCATGCGCAACGAGGACGTGGCGCGTGCCTACGGCTTCGAGGCTGGCGACAGCTTTACGGCGCATTTCAGCAAGGCGTCGGTGGAAAGCGTGTTGTTCTACATTTTCGCCTGCGCCGCGTGGATCGTGGAGAGCCTTTTCGACGAGCACAGGCGGGAGGTGAACTCGTGTATCGAGGAGATTTTGCCGCACCGCCCCAAATGGTATCGTGACAAAGTGCTGGCCTTTATGAAAGATAAAATCCTCGTGGCTGATACGGACTATTACGACACGGCGGGCATGAGCGATGCCGACATAGAGGCGGCGCGTGTGGTGAAATATGCGGCGGCCACCGAAAGCAGCGACGCTTCGCTGTTGACGATCAAGGTTGCCGGAGAAAACGGCGGGGTACGTCAGAGGTTGGACGGGGAGACCGAAACGCAGCTCGCGGCATATATCGCCGAGTTCAAGGACGCGGGGGTGCGCATCAACTTGGTAAATATCGACGCCGACACGTTCAACTGCGAGGTCGATATTTATTACGATCCGATGCTGTTGCCCGAGGAGGTCGAGGGCGCGTGCCGGGAGACGGTGCGGGCATATATCGAGGACCTCCCGTTCAACGGCGAATATACGAACATGGCACTCGTGGATGAGTTGCAGAAAGTCGAGGGGGTGAAGATCGTCGAGTTCCGGGGCGCGACGACCTCGGCGAACGGGGAAACGGCAGTCGTTCCGATCAACGCCCGGCATGTTCCCGTCGCGGGCTATTTCAAGGCGGGGACGATAACGATAAACAGGTACGTGTATGAGTAAGTACGAGGTAAATATCAAGCGTTTCGCGTTGCTCCTGCTGCCGACGTTCTGGCGCAAACCGCTCCTTGCGACGCTCGCCTATGCAATGGTCTCGCCGCTGGGGTACCTGCATACCCGTTTCGTGCTGTTCCGCCGCGATACCGTTTACCGCCTTACCCACAACGGGCAGGTGTGCTACCTACGGGCGGTATTGAATGACCAGTTCGACCCGATCGAGCGGCGTATCACGATCACGGAGGAGGCAGCGAGCGCGGGTGTTTTGATGCTTCACAAGCGAGAGGAGGAGCAGGCCTTCCTGCTGCCGACCCGCGACACGGGCAGGGCTTTTATTATCAACCGCCGGGGCTTCGGCGGGATCAACGGATTCGATTTTTGGGTGAACATCCCGATTTCGCTATACGACACGGTGGACGCCTCCCGCCTGCGGGCTATTGTCGGCACGTACAAACTGGCGTCGAAACGGTTTTCGATAAACTACATTTGAGAATGAAACAGACGGTAGGACGATTCCTTTTGCAACCGAACAAGAATTTCCCGGTCGATTGCGAGACGCTGGACGCCTTGCAGACCAACATCGCGCTCTTGCAAGTACTCGGCAACCTTGCCGGAGACAAGACTATTTTGCTGGGCTGCGAGGAGGAGCAGAACGGCACGCGCCGCAAGGCGGGTTATGTTTTTCTGAAAACAAAGGACTTTCCAGAGGGTGAGGTCATTTACTGGGAGGGCGGCTCCATTTCGGGCGGTATGTGCCTCAAACAAGCCGCGATCCCGGTACAGGCCCAGGGGTACGAATATCCGCAGGCCTACGTCGAGCGGTCGCTGGCTCCGGGCGTCGGCGAGGAGAACTACAAATGGGCGGACTTCCGCGAGGCGCAGTCGCTGCCCGAGCTCGAAGCGCAGATCGTGGCGTTGCAGACCGCCCTGGCCAAGATTCAACGCACGCCGCTGGGCATGGTCGAAATCTGGGCAGGATCCCGCATTCCCGACGGCTACGCCCTTTGCGAAGGGCAGCAGCTCAAGCAGTCGGAGTACCCCGAACTCTACAAGGCCATCGGCAGCACCTACAACAACGCCTACGACTGCAACGGCCGGAAACTCTCGACCACGAGCGGCTATTTCCGCCTGCCCGACCTGCGCGGCCGCTTCGTGGTGGGTTACAACGTCAGCGATGCCGACTACGGCAGCTACGGCAAGGTGGGCGGCGAGAAGAAACACACGCTCACCGTCGATGAGATACCTTCGCACGCACACGGGGAGAATCTTTGGACCGGAGGTAACGGCAGCTGGCGCAGCGGCGGCAG